AATACATCAACGGCTTCTACAACCCCCGCCGAAAGCACTCAGCCCTCGGCTGGAAATCTCCCGTGGCCTTCGAACAAAGGGCCGCATAACATGAACACCTGACCGGAACAGAACCGGTGCAGGTCCAAACTCATCCGCAAACGATTGTTGGTGCTTGGTTATTCAATTATGGGTCCCCTCGGGCCAAATGACCTCGGACCCTGGACCCCGGCCCACCCCGCGGGGGGGCTAAAACGGCCCTGCCTTCCAAAAGAACGGCCACGTAACTTGGTTTAGAAAAGGCTAACGAAAGCAATTCTGTTTGGTTGGAATAACCCAACCCGGCGGTTCGCAACTCATTCCCTCCGCCAGATTACAGTTGCTAAACTGAAAATAGGTCCCTCACGGGGCCTTTTTTCTTTTTATTCCAAAGGGGTTTAGCTGTCCAATGCGAACTTCGGAGACCGGCCAAATCACAAAAATCGGTCTCTGAACGCCTCGCGTCTCTTTCCGACCGAACTTGCCCTCTGGAAGTTCGCATTTAATAGTTTATTAGTTATCAGTAGGTTGCATATTTTGTGAATCCGAACTGTTCGAGAGTGAGTGTGATGTTCGAGACTCGCTGGCTTCGGACGCTATGCTACTTAGGCTGACAGTAGCAGGCCTTTCCAGCCATTAAACCTACTTTTGACGGGCCTAAGTGCGACACAGTAAACCTGCCGTTCAGATGCCGCAGGTCGAGCGAGCTATGGCAAAGTTCACAATGACTACGCCAGTCTCATCCTTGTAGAGATATTCGAACTCCGCGCCGGAGCGCATGCTCTTCCTCATCTGCTCATGGGCACAGACATCTCGGATGACCTGTGCTTCCAAATTCTCGGCGACGGTGGTGCTGAAATCGGATTTTCGGCCGTCGATCATGTAAAAGTAGACGAGTCGCGTGCCGCGTGCCGCGGCACCGGTCATCGTCGTTACGTCATCAAGCCTCTGGGGGCCCTGGGCGTTGATCTGCTCGGCAGCCATCTTCGTTGCTCGAAGCAGCGATGAGTGTTCATCAGGTGCCATCATTGCCCCGACAAAGCCTTTTGCTAGGGCGACACCAATCAGTGCCGCCACGATCACGAGTGCGTTGCTCATGAATTTCTTGGCTTTTTCCATCGCAATGAACCTAATTTCCCAGAATGGTTACAATCGGGGCTAGGCTACATGCCCGTTTTGTTGCAAGCAAGTCGGGCTCAATTCATAACTGTCTCCAATCTTTGCTGCTGTGACCCACAATAACCGGCCCGTGCCAAGGCTTCGGTAGTGGATACGCAGAAAGTTTCTACACAGCCTCGGCCCATTGCCGGGGTTCATATTACGGGGATGCTGCGGAGTCGCATTCCCCGACGCCGCCCTATGAAGAGGGATGCCGCATAATTTGGGAGCGGCTTGGTAGCGCGACGGGATGACGCAGTCGGCGCGTCCAAATGCTCTCCGGTACTTACCCCTTAAGGCAGCACGCAGACTACCCGTTCTCAGACTATTGCGTGCAAAACTCCGGCAGCTTACGACCGGGCAATATCGCCCCACCCGGGATCAACAGGACCTCAACCCTTGGCGCCGGCCCATCTTCATTCTCCGAGGCCATAGTCAGCGAGATCGCCACCTTCGGAGCAATGCCCGAGCCTTCGGCGAAATTTTCAGAGACATCAAGCCAGGCACTGCCCTCAAAGCCTCGGTTCCATGAGGTCCAGCCCCGATCCTGAACCAGGCCTAGTTCAAGTCGCTGCTTTCCTTGAAGAACGAGTTTCTCCCCAACGCTCGCTCTCAGGCTGTATTTTCCGGCCGAGTCGCTTTCTGTTTTGACGAATTCGATATCTGTTCCCGCGAGACGAAGTTCACCCCATATCTTGCGCCCTTCATTCAACTCCTCCGGAAAATCGACATTCAAAATGACTGGACCGGTGATCCAGGGGCGAAGATCCTGATCGGTGATCGCGGCCTTCAAAGTGTCAATCCAGGGAGCCAGAAGATGGCCGTTTTCCTGCGCCCTCAGATCGGCCTGGAAGAACGCGATATTAGCCGGCGAGCGCGCTTGCAGATTACCACGAATATCATCGTAGCGACCAAGAATGCTGGCCGCCGCCTCGCAGGCCATCAATCGATCCGCATCCTTCAACTCAGACAGAGAAATTTTGCTGACGACGCCCTTGCGCTCAGTTTCAACAGCAAGGATCTTGCTGGCGAGCATTTGCTCAATAGCTTGCTGGGTTTCTTTTTTGTGATCGTCGATGAGTTTGCGCAAATCACGCTCAAATTCGTCGCGCGCAACATATTCATCCAGCTTGATAATTGCCACGTCTGTGGCAACCCATGTGATAGCAGCTCCGGCCACGGCACATGCAGCGGCCCCCGGCCCGGTCCAGGAACAGGCAGCAGCAGAAGCCGCGCCACCAGTGGTAGCGGCAGCCCATTTCATTCCGGTCTTTGTTCCCACCTTTGCTGCGAGCTTTATTGCAAGTTTCTTGGCGAAAGCCGTGGTGAATACCTTCAAAGTAGCACCACCCACCAGGACGCCGCCGACAGTTCCGGTCGTTTCCTTCATCCGATTTCGGGAATCTTGCAACGCTCTGGTCACCACAGGCCCGATTGCCTCGACCCCGCCCGGCTCAGCGGCCATTGCCTTATCCAGCGCCGTGCGAAATCTTTGGTCAAATTCTATCGCGAGTTGTTCTGAAACATCGCCTAAACGCGTATCAAAACCGTCGAAGAGGTGTTCCTCCAGGCCGCCTCCTAGCTTCCCCATCGCAGCTGAGCCCAATTCCAGCCACTCACCTGTCAGAGAATAGTGAAAATCCATATACTTCGGGATACCCGCATAGACTGGGGCATAGGCCTTATCCAAACGGCCACGGATCTGCTCTCTGACCTTTTCTGCTTCCTCACCCGCCGTATTGAACCACCGTTCCACCTGCGTAGCTTTCGTCTCTGTCTGATCGACAGAGCTGCTACTGTCATTTTCAACTCCTTGCCGACCCGCTTGCCAGGTTGCAAGAAGCTCAAAGCTGACCGTGATCACAAGCAAGAGCATAATGGTTCCCCAGAACCAGCGTGACAGATTTGGCCTCTTGCGGCTTTCAGTTCTGCTATTGTCTTCTGGGGTTTCGTCAGGTCGGGGCATTCGGCGTTCCGTGGTAATGTGTTTCAACAAAATGGGTGATGACCACGCTCGCCCTCGCAGCAAGAAAGCCGAACAACGCCATGTCCAAATTGAACAAGATCGCGATCAGGGGATAGTCCCTCATCTGCACCACCAGCCATATTTTAGATGCTTCAAAAGCGTGGCCAAAGGCAAGGATCTCAGCAATCCAGCCGCCTCTTTCCGGAAGTTCGCTCAACCCGGACCGCAGCGCGGCGGAAAAATCCGTATTGAACATTTCTGCAGGAATGCTCTGAGCATACCATGTGACGAAAAAGAGGATGACCGAGAAAGGCAATCCAACCATCCATACGCTCGGTCCCGTTGAGAAAATTTTGTCGAAGGGAGGCATGAAATGCTTGGCCAGAAAACTCTGCATCCATAAGAAAAGCCAGGCCGACGCGAAAACCAGGGCAAGAGACACAACAATCTCAGCTCCTGACATCGTCAACGCATTCCAGGTCAACACCGGCAAGAACACCAAAATCAACAACGTTGAGGAGAGAAATGCTCCTATCCGTCCGGTGAGCCACCCTGCGAGCCACGACCCAGACTTCAGAATTATTCCGCGCTCTGCCTTCCAGCGATCAATGGTGATCGACCAATTCCCCAGAAATATCATGGCCGCCACACAGAGCAGCCAGATAGCTGCCCAGTCGGAAAAACCATAAGTCAACTTCCAGAGCCAAAGGAGCATCGCTGGCAGAAGTGTGACCACCAAAGCGATTGAGAGCCTGCGCTGCATGAAGATCCCCTCCGCTGCCCATTGTTTAACCGCTATTCAATGAGGCTTCGCCGCGCAAGTCAGGACCGTCATGGAGGCGCCACGATCATGCACGCTGTCCGAGCCGCAATACAGCTTTCGCGGGCATTGCCCGCGCGGCTGCACCGTGAATTGGGCATTAACCCCAAGACAGTTACGGAGTGGCGCGAGCGAGCAACGATCGTGGCATTCAGGCTCCATACACTCCTGCCATCAGATGACGGCCTTTAAGCTCTGCAGCCCTTGATGCACGTGGCGCGAATGGACGCTTCATTGTTTATGCGATCATCAGGCTGCATTGCCGCATGACTGCATTCCGCCCAATGCTGCCGGCCGCGCATGGCTCAACCAAATTCAACTTTCTTGCGCATCGCTCCCAAACGCCACGGCCGCCTGTTCGCTCCAACGCAATGCCGCGCAATCGGCAAGCTCCAGCAGAGTCACCGCCGGTACCTCGCGCTTGTATATGATGCGCTTGAGTACCTCGGGCGCGAGGTAAGCCAGCCGAATCTGACGCCCGATGTAGCGGTCCGTCACCCCGACAGCGTTGGCGAGGTCCATCATGGTGCCAAACTCGCCAGATTCCATCCGCCGCCGCCAGGACCAGGCGCGGCCTATGGCGCGCAGGATATGCGGATCTTGGGTGTTATCTTCGCTCGGCCGATAATCGGCGGGCGGCATTATTTTCGGCCGCCCGTTCTTTTTGCGCAAATTCAGGGGAACGAAAATCTGGATCGTGTCAGGCTCGGCGCTCATTCTGTGGCCACCAAGCCGGGTTTGGTCATCAAGTCCCGTATGACGCCCGTGATCCCCTCGGTGCGCAGATCTATCACCAGCCCGTCCTGGGTGACGGTGACACGGCGCACAATTAGCTGGATGATGCGTGCCTGCTCTGCGGGGAAAAGCTGCGCCCAAAGGTCCTGGAATCCCTGCGTCGCCGCAATGGCCTCGTCCTCGGGGATGTCTGTGCTTCCCTCACGCGCAAGTGTCGCCAACACCTGCGCGGTGGTTTCTGGCGTGCGCAGAAAGCGGCGGATTTCCGTGATAACGGCGGCCTCGACGGTGTCTGCCGCGAGCCGCTGGGTGAACCCATCGCCATCCCCACCACGGTTCTTCAACACATCCATGGAAACGTAATAGCGATAGCGCCGCGTCCCCTTCTTGGTGCTGGAGGGCGTCATGGCGGTGCCGGTGGCGGTGAATATCAGGCCCTTGAGCAGGGCAGGGGTCTGGGTGCGGCTGTTGTTGGCACGCAGGCGTGGGCTATTTCCCAAAATGGCCTGCACCTGCTCCCAAAGCCTGGCGTCGATGATGGCTTCATGCTCGCCCGGATAGGCCTTGCCCTTATGAACGGCCTCGCCGCGATAGATGCGGTTTCTCAGGAGGCGGTAGATATAGCCCTTGTCGGCGGCGGCACCCTGCTTGGTGCAGAACCGCTCGGCGCGCAATTCCCGCGCCAAGATGGTAGCAGAACCCACCTCGACAAAGCGCTCGAAAATCCGGCGCACCGAAGCCGCCTCGGCCGCGTTCACCAACAGCTTGCGCTCGTGTAAATCGTAACCCAAGGGCACATAGCCGCCCATCCAAAGCCCGCGCTGGCGCGAGGCTTTAAACTTGTCGCGAATGCGTTCGGCGGTGACCTCGCGCTCGAATTGCGCGAAGCTGAGCAGAATATTCAGCGTCAGCCGTCCCATGGATGTCGTGGTGTTGAAGGACTGGGTCACCGAGACGAAGGTGACGCCGTTTCGGTCAAAGACCTCGACCAGCTTCGAGAAATCCATCAGCGAGCGGCTGAGGCGGTCGATTTTGTAAACGACGACCACATCGATCAGCCCGTCTTCGATATCGACGAGCAGTTGTTTCAGCCCCGGGCGATCCAGGGTGCCTCCCGACACCCCCCCATCGTCATATTGATCCCGCACCAGCGCCCAGCCTTCTGAACGCTGGCTGGCGATATAGGCCTCACAGGCCTCACGCTGCGCATGCAGGCTGTTGAACTCCTGCTCGAGCCCTTCTTCGCTCGATTTGCGGGTGTAGATGGCGCAGCGTAGGCGCCGCGTCGGTTTGGAAGCCGCATCCATCACTTGCCTCCTCGGTTCTGTTCGCGCAGGCCGAAAAACCTGTATCCATTCCAGCGCGTGCCCGTGATGGCCCGCGCGACGGCTGAGAGTGACTTGTAGCGCCGCCCAGCCCATTCAAAGCCGTCTTTCATCACCGTGACGGAATGCGCGACGCCGTCCCACTCGCGGATTAACTGGGTGCCTGTCACGGGATTGCGGGGATCGACGATTTGCGCCTTGCGCGTGAGTGTGCCCTCCACCTCGTCGGCGAGCAGATCCAGCATGCGCCGGGTCGCGCGGTCGGGGCCGCCGTGGGTCAGTTCTTGAATTCGGTAAGCAATGCGGCCTTCGAGAAAAGCGCGGCTGTTGTTCGGGGCAGTGCTGCCAAAAAGCATCTGCCACTGCTCTTTAAGCTCGGGCACCGACATCGCCTTCAGGGCGGCAAGGCGGGTCAGGATTGGTTCGTGCGTCGTCATGCGGGTCTCCTCTGAGTTGGAGCCGCAGTACCGCTCTGATCGGAGCGGAAGTGTAGCGAACCGTCTCCACCGCGCGCCGATAGTTCCGCCCGTTTGGCATTCATGAGACGGATCAGGCCGGCCGCCAGAATGCGGCCGAGCTCCGCGCGGCGCTCGGCCGGGGACATACGATCTGGGCTGAGCATATTCGGTCCCGCAAGCGGGGCGGCAGAGCGGTTGGACATAGGGAGCGCCTCGTCTTTTAGTGTGAGGCGAGATTGCCCGCGCCGTTTGAGTGAGCAAGCACGCTAAACATCGAGCCGGGCTTCTTGGGGCTAGGTCGGACCAAATCGGACTTGGCTTAGCCACAGGCTGCGAGCCAAGCCCGCCAGAACATCGCGCCAAGCATCTGTGCCTGAGTTCGGGCTCGCTATGGTTTGTCTTGAGCTTCACATTTCGCGGGCAAACCAGCGCACGCGGCCGACAATATTCACCATATCCAAGAGTTGCTCATAGGGAGAGTAATGCGGGTTGTCCGACAAAATGCGGATCCGTTGAGGGTCGGTGTTGGGCACGGCCTCAATGCGTTTGGCAACGAGGCCCATGCCGTCGTTTAGAACAAAGATCCCCGGCGGGTTTGGGATCTGCCGCGTCATGTCGACAAGCACCATGTCCCCCGACATCAACGTTGGCTCCATGCTGTCCCCTTCTACATGCAGCAAACGTAGTTTGGCAGGGGACACACGCAGGCGGCCTTCAATCCAAGCCTTGCGGAAGAGATAGGTCTTGTCAGTGTCTTCCTCGTGGTCATCCACGGCGGCCCCGGCCCCCATGGAAGCCACCGGCGCTGCCAAGCGGATGGGCAGGAATTCGTCGACAACTTCCAATGGGGCAGGCGTCTCGCCCTCAACCTGGCCTGCGCCCGTTAACAGCCAGTCGACATCCACCTTTAGGACCGCAGCGACCTGGGCAAGCGTATCGCGATTGGGGCGCTTCGATTTTCCGCGCAAGATGTCATAGACAAAGCTTCTGGGCACACCCGCTTGCTCAGCGAGTTCGGCCACTTTCAGCCCAAGCTGGTAGGTCCTTGCATCAAGACGCTCGGGCAGTTGGGCAAGGGTCATGTGGATACTCCGAGGACAATCTGTGGATAAAACAAGATTGATTGGATGGTGTCAATTCGATAGAACATAAGGGGAACAATGCGGGGTGAGTCTGGGATGCGGATTGAGCGAGAATATCATGATTTGGCCTGGATCACGCAGACATGGGGCGTAACCTACTCTGACCTGCAATATCTTGCGGAAACGGCCCAGTTGCAGGTGTCCATCCGCGTCTTTGATGAACCGCTCCGCCCCTTTGTTGGTGGCCGAATCAGCTCCAGCCCGCGCGATATTCAATCCTATACGGGGCTTCTTGCGTTGCGCAGAGGCGATGTATTTGCCGTGTTGCGCGATGGTGATGCCATGCTGGATGTTTTCGTGGGGGCGGACGGCCACGATGTCCGCTTGGAAGAGCCTCAATGTGTCTTGATCGGGGATCTGGTGGTTGGCGCTGAAGAGCGCCAGCGCTTTGAAGATGGCTGTGGCTTTAGCCGCCGACGGGGGCGGGAGCCTTTGAACTTCCGGGCGTTCCGCTGGGAAGGCCAATCCTTTGCCTTCACCATCATGCAGGCAAAATTTCTGCAGCATTTGCACACGGCCCATTCAGCGGGGCAGCCTTGGGTCAACGGCAAGAAGGCGCTTGAGGAGATTGGCTCTGCCTTGATGAAGCCGGGCGATCTGTTCAAGCGCCGCATTACCTGGCGCAACATTGTCGATCACGACCAGAAGGGCAACTATCGGCTGCAACCAAGTTTCTGGGTCTACCCGCCCAAATAGGCGCGGCCCAATGCCCAAGCGTATCCGCCGACTCGGCGGATTTTTTGTCCAACCGCGTTCCCTGAGCTCTCCGCACTTGGGAGGGCAGGGGGGAACAAAAGGGGCGAACAGGGGAGAACAAGGGGGAACAGGGAGGAACAAAATCCGTAGAGGGGGTGGTTAAGGTATTGAATTCGCTTGCCGTGAATTTGGTGATTTTGTTCCCCCCGCGTTCCCCCTGTGTCCGACGACGTTCCCCCCGTTAGCTCGGCAAGGTGTTCCTGTCACAGCCGATGGAGACAGGAATGACACAGAGTTTCTTGAGTGCGCTCGAGCTTGCCGAGCGTTGGCGGGTCAGCCCCCGCACCTTGGAAGAATGGCGGGGGCGCAATCGTCCGCCGCATCCGATCAAGATGGGCCGCCGGGTACTTTACCGCATGAGTGACATCGAGGCGTTGGAGCAGGCGGAGTTGAACCGCGTGCTGAACACCTCAGCTCAGAGCGGTGAATGACCATGCCGCAAACTACGCATAATCCCGGTCTGGCCCCAGTGAGCTACATCAGCAAGATGTTGGTTTTGCGTGAGAAAATTATTTCCTGCAAACCAGAAAAACGCCGAGACGCGCTTATTCCGATCCCCAGCTTCAGGACCCTTTTGATGACACCTCCGGCCATTCGCCCGCAAGTGCTGCTCAATGACATCGCCTTTCTGGCTTGGGTCTCTCAGGCGGAACCCGGCGATCAGTTGGAATATCATCGTGGCTTTCTGGCGCGAGACACCTTCCCGACCTTCGAGTTCATGGAGCGCCTCGACAAGGAGCAGCTTCGCGGCCTCGCCCGCCAAGCGATGATCGCCAGCGAACAGGGCCTCGTGCACCTCGTCCAGAAGCGGCTGGAGCTCGATCACTTTTCTTACGTGGCCATCGCGCGGCCGAAGACCGCAGCAACGCAATCCACGCTTTCGCAACTCGTCGCAGCCTGACCCCCAAATCCCAAGAGGACCCCAAAATGGCTTACCCCGTAAATGCCCCGAGCGTGGATGACATGCTCAACATGCCGACCGGCGAATTGGCGCTGATGCCGGTGGAACTGCTCGCATGTCTGCAGGCGGAACTGACCCATGCGGCACAGCAGTTGAAACTTGCCTCAGCCCGCTTCGCCACTGCCCTCGAGGTCCGCTATGCGACCCGTGCTGCCGAGGCGCGCCGGGCCTGCGGCAAGGACACCGGCACAGTGCGGCTTGTCGATGGAGCCTACGCTGTCGTGGCGGATCTGCCGAAGCGCGTCGATTGGGACCAAATCAAGCTGGCCCAGATTGCCCAGAACATCGCCGAGGCTGGCGAAGATCCGACGGAATTTATCGACACCAAATTGTCGGTTTCTGAACGCAAGTACGGCGCCCTGCCGGAAGCCTGGCGCAAAGGCTTTGAGCCGGCGCGGACGGTCGGTTTCGGCAAGGCCAGCTTCAAGTTGGAGCCTGCCGAGGCTCACTGACTACGGCGGCGGGGACGCTCTGACCGCGAGGCAGGGCAGGCTCCCCTTCGGCGCCTGGTCACCCCCCGCCGCTGTTTCCCATCCCACCAATGAAAGGAGCGCGCCATGGCATTGCGCATTATCACCGCTGACGAACGTTTGTCGGCATCAGAAAATAAGACCTCGCTTGCTGTCTTTGGCCCGCCGGGCGTGGGTAAGACAACGCTTCTCAAATCGCTGCCAGAGGATAGGGCGGTGTGCTTCGATCTCGAGGCTGGCATGAAATCCGTGCAGGATTGGCGGGGCCCGAGCATCCCGATCCGCAAATTTGAGGATTTTCGCGATCTGGTCGTCCTGATCGGCGGGCCTGATCCGGCACAACACCCCAACAGCTTTTATGGGTCTGCCTACCATGCACATGTGCAGCAGCAATACGCGGAAAGCGGGATCGAGGCGTTTCTTCAAGACCGCTCGATCATCTTCGTCGACAGCATCACCGATCTGACGCGGCAGGTCATGGCCTATGCCAAGCAGCAGGCGGAGGCATTCTCGGAACGCACCGGCAAGCCGGATGTGCGCGGCGCCTATGGGCTTCTTGGCCGCGAAGTCATTCAGGCACTGAAGCATCTGCAACATGCCCGGGGCAAGACCGTCATCTTTGTCGGTGTGCTGGAAAAGGTGACCGATGAATTTGGTGCCTCTTCTTGGGTGCCGCAGATGGAAGGGTCGAAAGCGGGGCGGGAACTTCCGGGCATCGTGGATCAGGTCATCACGATGCAGCTCTTCAGTCAGGACACAGAAGGCGCTTGGAAGCTTGATGAGAAATCCGCCGAGCGCCGTCTCGTTTGTACTGCCGGAAATCCTTGGGGGCTGCCGGCAAAGGACCGTTCCGGCCGCCTTGAGGTCACTGAGCCGCCAGATCTCGCAGCACTTCTCGCCAAGATCGATGGCCGCGCCTCAGCGGCCCTCACAACCTCTCCCACCCTCTGATCTGAAAGGACACCGAGATGCATTTCGATTTGAATGACGCCGCCCCGCAAATGGCCCCGATGGGGGAGCTGATCCCTGATGGCACTTTTGCCAAGGTGATGATGAAACTTCGCCCCGGTGGCGCAAATGGGGCGAGCGAGATGGATGCGGGGCTTCTGAAGGCCTCTGCGCATAGCGATTCCAAGATGCTCGACGCGGAGTTCACCGTGGTCGAAGGCCCCTATGCACGGCGCAAGTTCTGGCAAAACTACACGGTCGCGGGTGGCAAGCTTGATGAAAAGGGCCAGTCGAAGGGCTGGAACATCTCGAAAAGCGCTTTCCGGGCGATGATCGACAGCGCACTTGGGCTGCGGCCCGACGATCTAGGCGAGGCCGCGCGCGCACGTCGTGTGATCGGGGGCTTGAAGCAGCTCGACGGCATCATCTTTGCCGCGCGGATCATGGTCGAGGCCTCGGACAATGGGAACTACCGCGACGCCAACAAGATTGCGAATGTCGTTTTGCCAAATGAACCGGCCTATGCGGCCATCATGCGCGGAGAGACGGTTGCTCCCGAGCCCGTCAACGCGCCACCGCGCAAAGCTGCCGCGCAGGTGCCCGCTGCCTGGGCCGCGCAAGCCCCCGCACAGGGAGGCTGGTCAGGGGCGACACAAGCACCGGTCACACGAGCGCCGGTCATACAAGCGCAACCTGCCACGGCGGCGCCGGCATTCCCGCAAAGCGGTACGCCAGCCTGGTTGAACAGCTAAACCCATGACGCCGGATGAGTGGCAGGCGCATGTAACGCGTGAAGCGGCAATGGAGATTGGCAAATGGCTCGAGGCGCGTGGAAGGCTGGATCGTCCTATCGCAAGCCTTCGGCTTACGGAACTCGACGCCTTGGCGTCGGTGGCGATCAGCCGCTTCGTGGTTCTGGCCTCGCAAAAGATCAAGGAGGCCCCTGGGAGGCAGCAGCAGCTCGAAAACTTGCTGATGGGGTGAGCTCTGCGGCCGATGGCATCTGCGTCATCTGCGCCCGCGAAGCCCGGGGATTTGGTTTCTGCCTGAGGCTGCGCCGGTCTCAGCATCCTTTCTACCAGTTCTGTTCGCGCCGGTGCCAAGACATCGGCGCGGACCTCGCCCAGAGGAACTTCGGCATGATTGATAAAACTGCCCGCGAGGCACAGGCGATCCGCGATGCCCGTAAGGATTTTGCGGAAGCGCTGAGCGCACTCGGCCTCATGGCCCCGTTTTTCGACCGAACGGCCGCCGAGATTGACCAGCTCATTGAGGCGGCTGTTACCGGCTACATCGACAGCCTGCAGACACAAGGTGCCAGGCCTGAGCGCGATGGCCGCCTCCCTGCAGATCCTATCCCCTTTTGAGGTGCATCATGATTGACCTGAACCACGGGTCTGGCGCGCAGTATGGTGCAGACCAGATCCTCACAGACATTACGACCGTCCTTGGGGCCGCCATCGATCGTGGGTTGCGGGCCCGCAATGGTGCTGAACGCCCGCGCAGCTATGTCAGCTCTTCAGGCCTTGGCCGGTCCTGCCTGCGCCAGATCCAGTATGATTTTCTGGCAATGCCCAAGGATGAGGGGCAAGAGTTCGCACCGAAAACCCTGCGCATTTTTGAGGCGGGGCATCGTGGTGAAGACATGGTGGCCAGTTGGCTCCGGCTTGCAGGGTTTGATCTGCGCACGGAACGCGATGATGGGCGACAGTTCGGTTTTGCCTCTCTCGGTGGCCGGTTCAAAGGGCATATTGATGGCTGCCTCGTGAGCGGCCCGGTCGAAATGGCCTATCCGGCGCTTTGGGAAACGAAAGCGCTTGGGGCGTCGAGCTGGAAAGACACGGTAAAGCGCGGGGTTGCTATCGCGAAACCGGTCTATGCGGCGCAGATCGCGCTTTATCAGGCCTATCTTGAACTGCCCAATCCGGCGCTCTTCACTGCGCTGAACCGCGATACGATGGAAATTTACGCCGAATTGGTCCCCTTTGATGCGCCGCTCGCGCAGCAGATGAGCGACCGTGCCGTGGCAGTTGTGCGCGCGTCTGACGCCGAGGAGTTGCTGCCGCGCGAGGCGTCTGCACCCACCTCAGTGGTTTGCAAGGGGGGTATGGCGGCGGGGCATTGGCATCCGCCCTGTTCTTGGGTGCAGCGCTGCTGGAGGGCTCACCAATGATCCCGCACGCCTATGAGTTCAAAAAGGTGGCAACGCAAATTTGCCGAAAATCCAGTTTTGGTTTCTTACTCGAAGGTATTGAGACTGCGCCGATCTATTATTTTGCTGACCAGGCGGCTTTCGATAGCGACGAAGTTGAAGCTCTGTGCCCCCTGATATTCGCAGGGCCTCTCAAGTTGCCGCATCCAGCGGTCATTTTTGAAGTGAACGACAGGAGCCCAGACAGTGCGGCGCTCCTCGTCTATGCGCGCCAGTTTGAAGACCGTGTCGAAGCTTCATTGTTCTCACGAACAAGACGGAGGCTGAGTTGGAGCGATTGTCTGGCACACGCTGTCTTTGATGGCCTCGGTCGAGCGGAAGTCACTGCTCATCCTGACATTTTACCAGACAGCGCAAGTCAGTTCTACCCAGTTGTCACGGGCATTGTTTGGCGCGCGTTGAGCATTCTGGCTTTTGCTGGAAACGACAAGCCACGCAAAGTGATGTCCTCCCTGCGCACCAAATATGCCAAGGCCGGCGTTCGCGGGTGGACCTGGCACCAGATATCTATCGATGTCGAGCGTGCGCGAAGCAAAGCGCCACCGCAGGGCGGGACGCATGCAAGCCCGCGCTGGCACATCCGGCGTGGCCATTGGCGTGGGCTTTCCGATGGGCGGCGGGTGTTTGTCCGTGAATGTCAGGTCGGGGATCCCGTTCGTGGTGGGGTGATAAAGGATTATGCTGTCGAAGGGTTTGCCGCATGACCAACTTCACCCCCTCTGGCGCCCAGGCTGCGGCAATCCGTGAGATCAAGGCTTGGTTCGAAACCCGTACGCGGGAGCAGCAGGTGTTCCGGCTGTTCGGCTACGCGGGCAGCGGCAAATCCACCGTGTTGAAGTTTGCACTCGAGGAACTTGGGTTGTCTTCACATCGCAGTGTAAGGGATGGCACCTGTGTTCCAGGCGTTGTCACCGCAACCTTTACCGGTAAGGCGGCCTTGGTACTGACCCGAAAGGGGACACCTGCGCGCACCATTCATAGCCTGATCTATTCTGTGACTGAGTCCACCGAGGATGAAGTCGAGAAAGCTGCTCAGAAGGTGCGTGAGGCCGAGGTGAGCGTGCGCAGCCTGACCGGGTTTGATCGCACCGCGGCGGAAGCTGGGATCGAGGCGATGCGGCAGACACTTTCGCAGATGAAAAAGCCGCGTTTTGCGCTGAACCCACACAGTGACGCCGCAGATGCGAGGCTGATCGTGCTCGATGAGGTCTCGATGGTGGGCGAGGAGATGGCGCGTAACTTAATGAGCTTCAAAAAGCCCATTCTGGTCTTGGGCGACCCGGGCCAGTTGCCGCCTATCAAAGGGGAGGGGGCTTTCACCAATGTCGTACCGGATGTGATGCTGATGGAGATCCATCGGCAGGCCGCGGAGAGTGCGATCATTCGCCTCGCGACCATGGCGCGGGAGGGACGGCCGATCGGCTTTGGCACCTACGATGCGCATGTCGCCAAGATGTACAAAGCGGATATTTCGCCTGAGCAGGCGTTGCGCGGTGGGCAGCTGATCTGCGGGATGAACGCGACGCGGCTTCAGGTGAATAACGCGATGCGTGCCGCTGCGGGTTTGGCGGGCAGCCCCCTGCCATCGGGGGCTTCGGAGAAAATCATCTGCCTGAAAAACCAAAACGACATCGGGCTGATCAACGGCATGTTTGTGACGCTTGAGGATATCGTGGACGAGGGCAGCCTCTACTTTTCTGCTGTGGTCACGGATGAAGAGGGGCGTCACGTTGGCCCGGCGGATTTCAAGGGGGCGCCGGGCCGCCTGCGGCTCTACAAGGGGCATTTTGAGGACCACATCGCCTTCGATCGACATCGTCATGATCGGGATTGGAAGGAGAAAAAGCACCTGACGGAAGCCACCTTTGGTTGGGCGATCACCGCGCATAAGGCGCAGGGCTCGCAATGGGAGAATGTGATCGTTTGGGACGATGGCTTGGGGCGCAGTGACCTCGACCGCCGCCGCTGGCTCTACACCGCGATTACCCGTGCCGAGCGCGGACTTGTGCTCTTGGCCTGAGGTTAACCATGATCGATTTGAACGATGTCTTTGTTGCGCCGCCCCGCCATGATCTGGGCGCGATCAAGGCGCGCCTAGCTGATACGGCCCGAGATTGGCTGCCATCGCTTTTTCCCGAGGCGCGGCTCACCTATGACAAGCGCGCCTTGCGTTGCGCCGATCTGTCCGGGCGCCGCGCCCGTGGGGAGGGCTCGTGCATCATTCACCTTGATGGCCCTTATGCCGGGTGGGGGTTTGATTTTGCGACAGGCGAGCGGGCCGGCCCGATCGACATGATTTACCATGCCACAGGCCTGACGGAGGGTCGGCTTTTCGATGAAGCGGCGCGGTTGGCGCATCTGGAGCGGGATCTGACCAACAGGCCGCGGCCCATGACGCAGCCGCGCCCTGATCACAGTCTGGAAATTCGCCGCATTCTGGAAGATTGCGAACCGCTGGCGGGCAGCGTCGCGGAAACCTATCTGCGCGCGCGTGGGCTGCCTGCTCCAACCTCACCGGATTTGCTGTTTCATCCGGATCTGACCGATTACGACAGCCGCCGGGGCTGGCCTGGAATAGTGGCGATCCCGCGTTTGGCAAATGGGGAAGCTGTCGGCGGCATTCACCGCACCTTTTTGCGCGATGATGGTCGCGGCAAGGCGCCAGCGGGCAAAAAGATGCTGGGCACGATCGCAGAAGGAGCGGCTCGGTTGTTTCCGATGCCTGAGGATGGTCATCTTGGCGTGGCGGAGGGGATCGAGACCGCGTTGGCGGCACAGGCCATATTTGGTACGCCAGTTTGGGCGGCGCTCTCGGCCGATGGGCTGGCAAGGTTCAAATGGCCGGAGGGTACGCGTCGGGTCACAATTTACGCCGATGCTGGGGATGTCGGGCGGCAGGCTGCTGCGACACTCTCGGATCGTCTGAACATCGCCGACATTCCGAATGAAATTCTGCACCCGCTGCATGGCGATGATTTCAACGACGATCTGCAGAAGGGGGTAACGCAGGCGGATTACGCCGCTGTGGCCACGTGCGCTGACGCATTGCCTGCCATTGATGCCCGCGGTGAAGACGCCACAGTCGGTAAGCCTGACAAACCTGCGGAGGCTCTCTCCAGCGCCACCGAGGCGCTGTCAAACCCACCGGATTTAACAGCCCTTGGCACGCTGATGGGGCGCATTGTCAAAGCGCGGCTCGAGCCGATGGAAGAACGTCATGTGCTGTCCTTGGTCAAGGCGCGCAGTGGCATTGCCATGTCGATCCTCGAAAAGCAGCTTGGGGTATTGCGGCGGCGGCTCAGCAGCACGGGTGATCTTACGAAACCGACTGTGCGCCCGGCTTGGGCGAACCGACTGAGGCTCGATCTGTCTGGCACGCCGGAGCGCAACGAGGCCAATGTCATCATAGCCCTCACCTCAGACGCGGCCTTCGCGGGTACCATCGCGTTCGATGAATTCCGTCAGGAAGTGGTCTTGATGCGCGCCGCCCCCTGGGATGAGGCCGAGTGTGTCTATCCGCGCCCGTGGGAGGACAGCGACGATATTCGGCTCGCCGAATGGCTGCAGCACCGCGAGGTGAATGTGGCCCCGCTCGTCGTGGGGCGCTCTGTGGGTGCCGTTGCGCGCGAAACCCGTATCCATCCGGTGCGCGCCTATCTCGATATGCTCACATGGGACGGCACGTCGCGCGTTGAGGCCTGGACCAGCCGTTATCTCGGCGCCGAGCCCACCGATCTGACCCATGCCATGGGCAGCCTGTGGCTGATCTCGGCGGTGGCACGTGTTTATCGCCCGGGCGTGAAGGCTGACCACATGCTGATCCTCGAAGGCGAACAGGGCGCGCGCAAATCCACCGCGCTGAAAATTCTCTCAGGCGAGGATTGGTTTACGGATGAGTTGCCCGACCTTGGCTCCAAGGACGCGGCCATTCACATGCAGGGTGTCTGGATTGTCGAAATCGCGGAACTCGACGCCATCGGTCGGGCGGAGGTCTCGCGCATCAAGGCTTTTCTAACTCGCACGACAGATCGGTTTCGGCCGCCCTATGGTCGCCATACCGTCGAGATCAAGCGGCAATGCGTCTTCGCGGGCACCGTCAACCCCGACACCTACCTGCGCGATGAAACCGGCAACCGCCGTTTCTGGCCGATCAGGTGCGGCACCATCGATATCGAAGCGCTGCGCCGGGACCGCGATCAGCTTTGGGCAGAGGCCACGGCGCGGTTTAAGGAAGGGGCAATTTGGTGGATTGAGGACAAGGATCTGCTGAAATCTGCGCGTGAAGAGCAGGATAAACGCTACCAGTCCGATGCTTGGGATGGGCTCATTGAACACTGGTTGACGCATGAGGTTTGTGTGGTGGGAGGCAGCTATTCATCCTTCGATCCCCCACGGCGTGAAAGCGTTCCGCGTCGGGTACCGAAACGCGATGTGTCTGTAGGTGAGATATTGGAAGAAGCCATCGGCGCCGAACCGGCAAGATGGACCCGTACGGATCAGATGCGGGTGTCTGGGTATCTCAAGAAGAAGGGCTGGGAGCGCTATCAGCGACGTGAAGGTGACGAGCGAGAATGGCGATATCGTTGGCCGACCGAATAGCGCCAACGGCATAATTCAGAACACCATCATGGGGCGTCCAAGCTGGGCGCCCCTTCGTTTTGTCACCAACCCGTAACTGTCACCGACCTCGGTGAAGGATGGTGACCGGAAAAATGATTTAAAAACAACGCTGTCACCAACGTCACCAACCTAACGTCGATCTTCTACTCTTATCCATATATGTGTGTGTTTTCTCTCCTGTACCGCTCTCTTCATACATACAAAGTATTTGGTTGGTGACGTTAGTGACGTTGGTGACAACATTGTTTTTGCAGGGTAATTTTTGTCACCAACCCCCCTATGAGGTTGGTGACAGGTTGGTGACAGGCAGCGACAACCACACGACCGGGGAATTTCCTTGTTCCTACGAGTCCAGCACGGTAAATTTGCGATGACCAAAGCCGAAGGCCCACTCTCATCCGTGAGCCTTCACCATGAACACAGAAAACCTGATCCCCGCTCAGCCGCTGCCCAATGCTTTTGGCGGCGCGAAAGCTATTCTCGCGCTTGATCTCGGCACGACCACTGGTTGGGCGTTGCGGGGCTTGGACGGCCTGATCACCAGCGGTACGGCAAGCTTCAAGCCCGGCCGCTACGACGGCGGTGGTATGCGCTACCTGCGGTTCACGAATTGGCTGACGGAAGTCGACCGCCTGTCCGGTCCGATCGCCTCCATCTGGTTCGAAGAAGTGCGTCGGCACGCGGGCACTGACGCGGCCCACGTCTACGGCGGTTTGATGGCAACACTGACCGCCTGGGCCGAGTTGCGCGGCATTCCCTATCAGGGTGTGCCCGTTGGCACGATCAAGCGCCACGCCACCGGCAAGGGTAACGCGCCGAAGCAAGCGATGATCGCCGCCGCACATCAGCGCGGGTTCAGCCCGGCCGACGACAATGAGGCGGACGCCATTGCCATCTTGCTCTGGGCCATCGAGACTGGAGGGCTGGCGTGATGGGAATGCGATTTACTCCCAAAGGCTATGGCGGCCAACGCCGCTCGCCAGATGAAGTCAAACGCGATGGCTGGCACGAACAAGGCCTCCTGGCCGTCAGTGTCGATGACCACCGGTTGACCTGGCCTGAGCGCGAACTTGTCGAGCAATTGGGCGCAAAGCTCTACGGCCAGCGGCCTGTGGGGGAGAGGCATCATGGCTGAAATAAGCTGGACCCGCGCGATGGCGGCTGACCGATTGGAACTGGCAGCAGAGGTGATGAGATCCCTGCCGCCGGTGCGGCCGCAGGGGTATGGCAGTACTTGGCCGGAATTCTTGCAGAGCTTTGCCGATCAGGTTGAGCAAACACCCCGAATGCGCCGACCACTGCCTTCGCCAAGGATGATCTCTGAAGCCGATGAGGCCATGCTTTGGCTGCGCTGGGTTGAGAAAGACATCGGGCAGATCCTTTGGTCGCGGGCAAATCGAACCCCTTGGAAAGCAATCTGTTGGGGGCAGGGGCTCAGCCGGGCAGCTGCCAACCGAAAGCATGACTATGGGCTCGCGGTGATCGTCTGGAGGCTCAATGGCAAAACCGTGCCACTAAAGCGGTCTATTGCGTATGTAATCGGCCAGACGATTTGAGGAGGCCTGCCACGCGTCACAGCGTGGCGACCTCAGTGCTTGTCGGTTTTCGCGATTTCGTGTATACATATGTATCACCTTTGAGAGCTCGTCATGTTTGCAACCCGTATCCGGAAAGTTGGCAATTCCGCCGTTGTCACGCTTTCGAGCGAAATGCTTGCGGCACTCGACGCGCGTGAGGGGGACATGGTCTATCTGGTGCGTGGGGATGATGGCAGCTTGAAGATCACGCCGCATGACCCAGAGTTGGCTGCGGCACTCGCGGCCGCGCAGATTGTCATGGATGAGAATCGCGACATGCTGCAGGCGCTTGCGTGAGATCTTTCCTGTGGGTGCCGCTGCAGGCGGTTATTGTTATTCATGATCGCCAAATTGCGCGGCACGGCGGTGCGCCAGGTATTCGTGACCTTGGCTTGCTCGAAGGCGCTATACAGCGCCCCCGGAACAAGGCGTCTGACCCGGCGACAAGTCTTGATGAACTGGCTGCGGCCTACGCTTTCGAGATTGTGACGATGCATCCCTTTGTCGACGGCAACAAGCGCACGGCCTTCGCGGCCACTGCAGCCTTCCTGCGGCTCAATGGCTATGGGTTTCGCCCTGATCCCTTTGAGGGAGTGCGCGCGATGGAAGACCTCGCCAGCGGGGCACTTGGCGAGGGTGAATTTGCAACGTGGTTGTCAGGCTTGATGACACGACTGGACAGGTAATCTCCCGACTGCTTGTCAAGATATTTTTGGACCGTGAGACATTTTTTGGTGAGACATCGTAGTGCGAGACAAATCTCTTTGAAGGGGCTATTAGAACGATATGTTGCCCGTGGTGTGAATGGACGCGGACGCGGACGCGGGCGAGGGTTCGGGGTGGTTTTCAAGAGGGCAACTGGTGACCGGCTTCTCCAAAAAAACTGTCTCCGATCAAAATGTTGATACTCGCAAGCCATTGAAATTGAACGGGTCCCTCCTGTTTGTAGCCGTATTCGGGGGGGCGAGGCCCGAGGGTTTCCCAGTGACACCCTGAAAAATACCCGTTTCGTTTCGCTTTGACACGAACCCCAACAAAACAAAGGCCTGAGGGCCTGACAAACCACGCCTGAACCGAAACGGGGATCCGACCCCATTTCGCTTTCATGCACCTCAAGGACATCACCATGGACGTCGTTGACCTGCCGCTCGAGCAGATCATTCCCTATGCGCGCAACCCGCGGCGCAATGCCGAGGCCATTGCAACGGTTGCGGCCTCGATCCAGGAATTCGGGTGGCGGCAGCCCATCGTCGTGGACGAGGCGATGGTTGTGCTGGCTGGGCACACGCGGCTGGAAGCGGCGCGCAAGCTCGGCTTCAAGACCGCGCCGGTGCATGTCGCCAAGGGGCTGACGGTCAGCCAGGCGCGGGCCTTCCGGATAATGGATAACCGCTCCAGCGAAAACGCCGAGTGGGACAAGGACCTCTTGAACCTCGAACTGGCCGACCTGCTCGAGGCGGATTTCGACCTCGGCCTGACCGGCTTCACCGAGGATGAGCTGAACGCGCTGATGTCGAGCCTCGAGGACGGCACCGGTCCGCAGGAGGGCGAGGACGATATCCCTGAAACCCCTGAAGATCCGATCAGCCGTCCCGGCGATCTCTGGATCCTCGGCAACCACCGGCTGCTCTGCGGTGACAGCACCGTGGTGACCGATTGCGAAAAGGTACTCGGAGGTGTGAAGGCGGATCTCTGCTTTTGCGATCCACCCTATAACGTTGATTATGCCGGTGGCGTTGGGGCTGAAAAAGCGGGCAAGGGCCGTCGTATCAAGAATGATGCACTGGGCGATGCATTCGGGCAGTTTCTGAACGACGCCTGCGTGCTGATCAACATGCACACCGATG